CCAACTTCTTGTTGGCATCTGCAATATCTTTGCGCTTGCCCTTGTAAGGCTTACTCAGTACGGCATTGTACCATCTATCGCTTGCAGCATCCACCTTTGTTTTCATTTCGGAAGCACGATCAGCGGTCTGTGCCATCTCATCCAGTTCGGCTTCTTCCTTCATATTCCTTTTCTTCTTCAGAATTTTTCCACCCTTACCGTATAATTTGTTGGAATACTGTTCGCCTTGATGAGTCTTGTCGGCTTTTTCGTAAGCATTCTTTGCGTTTTGATATGCTTTCCAAGTCTTTTCCGATGCCTTTAGTGTTTCTTTATATCTGGCAGCAGTCTGTGCCATTTCACCTAGTTCGGCTTCTTCCTTCATCGCACCAGCGGGAACGCCAGTGTCGGGAGCAGTCTTGGCTTCGTTGAACACACCGTTAGCAACAGCAAAGCGAGCCTCGTCAAGAGCGAGTGATGCCTTGGCGTAGAGGGACTTGAAGACCAGTTCTTTGGCTTCAGCAAAACTCTTGTTCAACAGGGCTTTAGCGATATGCTTGTTTGTGTCCATGTGATGTCTCCTTTAGCGACACATTATTTAGTTTCCGTCTGCGTTTGACTGGGATTCGGATTCTTCAGATTGCGCGATTTCTCCGCGCAGAAGTGAGTTTGAAATATATTCTCGCTCGGATTGGAGCCGTTCTGCCATCTTGTCGCGCAGGGACGAGTACACGGCAGTTTTGAATTCTTCAAATGAGTGCAGCATTATTAGCCTTACTGATTCAATCCTTGTTCATCATCTGGAACAATTTCACCAATTGTTACCTGTGGCTCATTTCCTTCCTGCGGTGCAGGTGCAGCGGGAGCAGGCTCAGGCGGTGCATTCTGTGGCATACCCATTTCCTGTCCGGGTTGCATCAACACGCCAGCCTTTTCTTCCGCAGCAATCTGCTTGTCAATCTGCTCCACATCGTCTTCGGTCTGACGCAACACCTTCTTGCGAACCCATTCGCGGGAGAAGTACTTGCCGATGAAATCTTCGGCATCACGAGCAGACTGTAGACGATCCTTCAGGATTTCGCTCTCCTTGAGTTCAGAAAAGTGCGAGTCCTTGGCAAATTGGAATCCGATGCGGTCTTGAATTTCTTCCCACTCGTCTTCACGAATAATGCCCTTGAGGATCAACTGTACACGCAGCAGTTCAAGGAATAGTTCAGAAAACTTCATGCGAAGCCGTTCAATGAACTTGAAGAATTTCACTTCATCGCGTGAGATTTCCGAAGCCTTGCCCAAGTTGAAACCGGTGGCTTCATCAAGGCGCGAACTCGGAACATTGAGTGCTTGGAACAGTTTCTTTTGGAAGTATTTCACATCTTCCATTTCAGAAAGATTCTGTCCGCCTTCCAGCGTGGTGATCTCTGTGCCGCGACCGCCTTCACGGCGGGGCATCCAGAAGTCCTCAAGCATGGACAGGTGCTTGCGCGAATCTTGTACTTCGCCTGTGTTGGGATCGTACATGAGTTTGTTACGATACCGCTGCATGAGTCCACGCACATACTCTTCGGCTTTCTGCTTGGGCAGGTTTCCAACATCCACATAGAACACGCGCCGCTCGGGAGCGCGGGTAATGCGGTAGATCACCACTGCGTCCTCAATCATGCGGAGTTGGTTCAGGGCTTTGATAGCCTTGTGTAGATAACCGATGATCTTCTTGTGGTACGCATCAAACAGTCCGCTGTGTACAAAGCAGATGGAGTCTGGCTGAATCTTCAGCCCTTCCATTGACAGAGCAGTGGAGTTTGGCTCCTGCTCGTTGTACACATAGAACTCTTCCACCGATGTCACAACCTTGACATTGGCGGGAGCCATCTTGTCAAGGGGCTTCTTGTTGATCTTGCGTACCTTGCGGATCTTTGTGGGATCAATTGGGCGCAGTTCAACAATACCCTTCTTTTTGTTCTTTTCGTCAATAATGATGTGGTAGTACAGTCGGCTGTCAATGTACCACTTGCGGAAAATCTCGTAACTGCGGCGCGAAAAGTCCAATAGCGTAAGAATTTCGTCAAACTCGGCTTCAACCTTGTCCTTGATGGACTTGGACTGCTTGAGATTGGTAGTGTCGATTTTTACGGTCTGAAAAGTCTCATCGTACACAATGGCTTCGTTGCAGATATCCGCAATAGCCGACTCCACTTCGGGGTGGAGCGACATATCGCGGTACTTGCGAATGAGTTCAATGTCCGACTTGATTGTGCCGTCAAAGTCAACAACTGTTCCAAAATATCCACCGACCTCTATGGGTACTGAACCGTCATCTTGATCCGGTGCTACAAAGGAAAGAGACTTCTTGGGAGTCTCCTCCGCAGAAGTCTCTTTCTTAGAGATCGTGAATCCAAACAGATTAATAGCCATGAATAAAGAATCCTGTCAAAAGGGAGCGTCAGAAGCCAGGACCGATATTGATACCGGACTTCTGCACCGTGGACTGAATGTTCTCCTGACCAGTACCAACAGCAGGAACTGCTCCACCCGCAGCGGCTTCCCACCACGAATAGTTGATGGTGACTGGGAACTCTGCGATGGAGTCGTTGTTCTCAAACGACAGATCAATCGCACCCACTTCGCTCGGGAAGCACCCGATGAAGTTGTAAGTGCGGAGTGCTTCGCCGTCACGCTTCAGTTGCGTAACCGACCAAGTGGGCATGAAACGCATGAAGTTGGTGGGAGCCACATTGGAGACATGGGAATTGAATGTCATGCTCCAAGCCTCAAAGTACGAACGCAGGCTCAGGTTGGCATCGGAGATGATCGTGATGGTCCAGTCTTGGAATGTACGATCTCCAGGCAGTTTGATGCGGCGACCACGATACGGAACCTCAATGGTTCCAAGCGAGGAAGCCGGAATCTGTGCTGCCTTGCACAAGAACGAGATGGCGCGGTTGTTTGAGTATCCGGGAATGTTTCCCGTGACCTTAAACAGATTGGTACGAACACCACCGCCAGCGAAGGCGTTTACAAATCCCTGAATGTTGTTTGATGGATCTACTGGCATGGATTACTCCTTAGTCTTATTTAGACCTTAACCGCCGACTTCGCTGAAGTTTACACCTGTCTTTGTAGCAACAAAGTTCAGGGAGATGAAGTTTACGCTACGGGTTGGCTTGATGAAAATATCAGCCACGAACTCGTTGCGGTCAATTACTTCACCGGTATTGTTGGTTTCATCGCACACCACCTTGAAGTCGGTGATGCCACGGCGTGCCTGAATGGTCTTCAGGAACGGAACCACAAGGTTCTTGAACTGTACGCGAGTGAACTCATCGTTCTGCTCAAACAGGAAGAACTTGGAGGCTGTGGCAATCGCCTTCTCAAGAATGATGAACAGGCGGCGGACATTGATGCGGTCAAACGCGGACGGACGGGTCTGCATGGTCTTGTCGCCGTACAGAATGGTTCCCTGTCCGGGGAAGGACACGACAGGATTGATCTGACGGGTGTACAACTCGTCACGATGGGCTTCCTGTGTGGGGTTGTACGCCAACTTGACCACATTGTTGAGTTGACCACGGTTGAAGCCTGCTGGCGAGAACCACGCTTCGTTGGTGAACTCGGTACGAGCAACAAGTCCCGCAATGTCCGCATTCAGCGGAACAGCACGAAGCAGATTGTTGTAGGTGTCCAACTGGTACTTCCAACCGCTGTCGCAAACTGCGTAGGACGAGTTGATGTTGAGTGTGGTGTCACGATAAGTCTTGAGGTTAGCCAAGGCTTGATACGGCAGAGTGTTAACCACATCTGTTGACGCACACGACACGAATGCCATGCAGTCAAGACGCTTTTCGCACACATTTTGGATGATCAACTGCTCAAGTGTTGCCGAAGCATCGCCTGTTGGCAGCAGAGAAACATCCACTGCATCCGCATCAGCAAACTTGCTCCAACCGTTAGCCCAACGGATTGAATCATTTGGCAATGCATCGCTTGCACCAGTCAGACCAAAAGACATTACTCCATCGCCAACAGTGGTTTGAGGTGCGATGCTTGCACCAATCTTGGTCCATGCCGTGTAGTTGGAAGCAGTAGAACCGTTTTGTTCAAGATCCGCAGACAGTGCCCAAATGTACTTGGACTGATCGTTAATCACGGTCTTGTAGTAATTGCTGCTACCATCGTACTTACGGGCATCGTATGCGCGAGACAAGCCTTCAAACTTCTCAAGAAGATTGTTTACGGTTCCTGTCCATGTGCCGTCCTTGTCAAGTACAAGCACATTGATCAGATCACCTGCGCCACCTGCATCGTTTGCAAACGGAGTAACTGTAGCCTGAGAACCAATGTACTTGGCGTATGCACTCTTGATGGTGAGTGTTGTTCCTGCTGATTGTGAAACCGGAACCATTGTGCTGAGATTTAGACGGACAAATGGAACAGTTCCGCTGAGAGTCACGCCACTGGTGACTCCAAAGAAATCGTTATAAAGAGCAGTTACACCTGTTAGATTGAGAGAACCTGTGGTTCCACGCAGAATTCCATTTACAGTTACGCTTGTGCCATCGTAGAATGTTACTTCATCATTTACGGCAAAGTAACGAACCTGAGACTGACCATTTGTAGTGATATCAATGTATGTTGCACCTTGAGAAGCCGCAGCAGCCAAAGTTCCACCTGTAGTGCCTGTACCGTTGGTTACAACAACTTTAAGCGACTGACCAAGGAGTCCAGGATACTTGGCAGCAAACAAAGTAGAAGCAGCAGCAGTGGTAACAGTGCCGCTTGAGTCGTAATCTGTGCGGTTCTTGATTACAAACCCGCCATTAGAGGCGTTATAAGAGACACCCGACTTTGTTACGCTTGCATTGTTAGCGGTGGAACCCACCACGCGCACAACCTGCATATTGTTGCCGTAGGACAAGAAGTTAGCCGGAGTGTAGAAATCAACGAAGTTGTCGTTGTAAGGCTTGCCGAAAATGCTAGCCAATTCGGTTGTGGATGTAACCGTGGTGATTTCGTCTGTTGGACCCCAGTGGAAGTAGCCCGCAAAGCCGCCGGGAGTGGTGGCAATCGCAGGAACAATGGTGGTCAGATCAATCTCTTTGATGCTTACGCCGGGGCTTACTCTAAATGCCATTTGTGTTTCTCCTTCGTGAAGAAGTCAATGCTTTGCGACTGTGCTTCTGCTTGTATGTATTATTTTGAAAGATTCACAAACGGGTCAGAAAGTCCACCCCATATCTAGGTTTTCGCCCCCATTCACTTTCCAAGATGTGCCGCTAGCATCCGTGAAAGTGCTGTCCGACCCCCCGTCATCCACGAATCCGAAAGGGGTCATCTCTTCTTCCAAATTTTTCATTTGCTCTTCGTACAGGTCTTTGCGAATATCGCTGCCTGTAATAGACTTGAAATAGGCTTGGGTGGTGAGCCAACCGAACAGCACCAGCGTCATCACCAAGTCATCGTGGTGATTTTCTTCTGCTTCAAACGAATCGCCCTTTGCTACAAAGGAGCAAAACTCGTCAATGACATTAAAGTCTTCCACCACCAGTTTGGTGTCTTCAATCAGATTCTTCAGAATGGAGCAGCCAATGCGTTTCACCGCTGTAGAGGTCTTTACCCCCTTCATGGCTCCACCCTTGCCGCCGAAGCCGCCGTTCACTACCTGCCCCTTGCGTCCCTGCGTGGACACATAGATCACATTGTCGTACTCCAAGTCATCGTGCAAAATATCCGCAACCTGACCACCAATGTCGTTCACCTCCACAAGCACATACGCATTGTTGTACTGTCGGCATATGGGGTAGATGGCATTGGGATACAACATGGGCGGCAACTCGTTGTTGCGAAATGTAGCCACCACACGATACGGAATGCTTGTCACATCCACCACCGTGAAAGCGTGGTAGTCTAGCCCCTGCCCACGGGCTGTGTCCACCACCGTGACATATTTGTGTTCGGGTATGGGGCGTTGATACACCCGCAATCCCTCGGCATTGTAATATTCTGGTGTGCGATACACCATGCACTTGATTTTTTCAGGATGCACAAGGGTGTGCATGGAGCCAAGAAACTCACACTCAAACTCGGTGCGGAACTGCTCTTCCGAAGTGTTGGAAATGGTTTGCTTTTTCCACTTTTCATCACGACCAGGCACATCGCTCCAATGCACCTCAATGGGTACATACTCGTTCTTGCCTTCTTCGCCGGGCTTCTTGCTCGCGTTCACCCAAAAGCGGTAGAACATATTCAAGCCTTTAGGCGTTGAAATAATCGTGACCTTTGTGCTTTGACCGCTGGTAATGGTAGGGTACACGGACGAGAAGAACTCTTCCGCAACATTCTGCGGCACATACGCAAACTCGTCAAGAAAGATGTAGTTAAACGATCCGCCACGCACCGCAGACGATGATGTGGCTGACGCAAGAATCTTGGAGCCGTTTTCCAATACGATGGATCCCTTGTTCCACTCCACAACGCCCTGCTGCAACCACATGGGCAGGTACTCATAGGCTAGTTTCAGGCGACCAAGCAGTTCGCGGGCTGTGTTCAGTTTGTTGGCTAGGATAGCCACACTCATGCTTTGGTTGAACAGCACATAGTGTAGTAGATACGAAATGATTGTGGTGGACTTGCCTGTCTGACGGGGCAGTTTGCCGATCACGAAACGGTTTTCGTGAATGGTCTTGATCATCTCTTCCTGAAAGTCATACGGCTCAAACGGCACCAAGCCCTTGTCAAGCGATACGATCTTCACATAGTTCTTGATGAAATACAGGGGATCCTGTGAGCATTTCACATACTCTTCAATCTGCTCGGGAGAGAAGTTGACATTGACTCCCGCTGCCTTCAGGTTGGAGTTTCCGAGATATTTGTTGCTCTTGTTACTCATTGGTCTTGTCGCCCTCAATCACATCACGCACATCAGGGCGGTTGTCAAACGCCTTTGTGGACGAACGAGCCGAGTTGATGATGTCTTGCAGTTCCTTTGTGGAACCCACATATATGGACTGATTGGTTGTGCTGTTGTTGGTGACGCTCTGATCCACCTTGCGGATGGTCTTGACTCGGTTGTGCAAGTCCATGAGTTCCCTGTTGGTTTCGGAAAGCGTCTTGATCATCTGTGCAACAACTTCGTAAGCGCGTGGTGAGTCGCCTTCTTGGGCTACTTGTATCACCCCGTCAAGGGCATTCTTGCCCATGTCCACTAGTTCTTTCAGGTTGTCGCGTACCAGTTGATAGTCTGTTTTGAGATCCTTTTCCAGTTTCTCGTCTGTGAGGGGAACAGGATCAACCTTGGCAAGTACTGCATGGGGCGGAACAACAGGTGTCACTGACTCTGTTCCAAGAGCCTTTTCAATACCATCAAATCCACTCATGGTCTACTCCTTAGATATTCCAACCCACAGTCACGCCACCCGATGCCATTCCTCTTGCGTATGTAGAGCCTCCACCCGACTGCGGCTGATACACCTTTGCATATGCCGTGTAATCGTTTGCTCCACTGCCTCCCGAAATTCCAACAATCACATCACCGTAGTTGCCGTGATCAGTTGTGCTGCCTGCGGTGAAACCCTCACCGAACACATCAGAATTCCACACTCCGGCTTTGATGGAGCGGATTTCCTTGTAGTTGCGGGTGGCTCCAAACAGATAAGTCTTCATGGTGAAGTTTAGGGTGAAGATGATAGACCTACGAGTTTCAAAATCGCCTTCGTAGTCTTCTTCAGACGACACCGAATTCAGATACAGTGGAATGTCCACCTTTTTGTTGATGTCGTCAAAGTTCACCGTCATCACGAATTCGGGAGCAAAGTACGGCAGAATCTGCTCCACGATACGCAGCCCGTCATCCATATTACGAACATACACATACAGTGAAAAATCAATGTTGTACGGCACTTCGGCGTAAGTGTAATCAACACCAACAGGAGTGCTGACGGTGGGATGAACAAAATGACGAGTCAGACTATTACGCTTGCGATTAGCATCGTAGTTGTATCCTGAAATTTCAAATGCCATGCGCGGCAAAACAATCTGATTGGGATTTTGAAAATACGGATCGCCAGCAAGCCGCACCTTGTACTTTTCTTTGGGAGCATACGAGATGGGCACCAACAGTGTTTTTGTACCACCGCTTTCAGACTTGTCAATGTAGATTTGGTTGAACAGCGAACCAAAGGCTACCACCATGCGGCGAATGGAACCGTTATAGAATGAGGTAAACATCAGTAATTACCCTCACTAAACGGATCAACTTCCGTGAAATCAAAGATGTCGTCGCGCTTGGCTTCCAGATTCAGTTCTTCGTTGTCCTGCTGATCTTGGTGTGCCACGCGCACATCGGTGGTGTAAATGCCGGAAATGGCGTAGGTGTATCCGCTGTCGTTGCCTGTGATGACATCACCCACCTCAAAAACGCCTTCTTGTGTGTTGACACGAATATAGTAATTCCCCACCGTGGGATGTGGATACGGTCGGTACTCCACGCGACCGTATGCGTGTTTGTCGGCTGATGTGCCCGTGTACACCTCTTCACCAGGATACAAGTCTCCAACCCATGCTCCGAGTGTGAATCCAAGAGCGTAGGAAGACTTTACACTCACCACCGCATCCAATTCGCTTTCGCCGGTATTGATCTTCTCATTGGAATACTTGAAGGCTTCGCAGGACAGTTTGAACGAGTACCGATCACCCGCCGGATAGAACGGGTTGTCGTGCTTGACAAATTTGATTTCCATCATGGAATACGGAAAGTCAAAAAAGATAATGTCGCCTTCACGGGGACGACCGAGCCGCTGAATATCAGGATGGTGTCCCATGACATCCATGAACCTCTTTCGGGACACAATGAACACCGCAGAGTCTTTCACATCAAGCCCGAAGCGTGACATTTCGGAGTCGCCCTCAAAGCCTTCGGCGTTCTCCATGTACATCTCAATACGGTTGGCATCAAGGAATTCAGAAACTTCTTCACCAAGAATGAGGTCTTCCGTGACCTTCTCGCGTGGAATGTATATCATCTCATGCCCGTGGATCTTGATCGCCTCGGTCGTGAGTGATTCTAGGAGGTTTTGCTCCCCCTTCTTGTTCCTGCGAAAATACGGATTGACTGTCATGGTTATCCTGTAATGAAGTCAGGTGGTTCCTGATACTTGCTCAAAACTTCTTCTTCTAGTTTGTTGAGTTCATCGGTGGCTTCTTGATACAGCCGCGCACCGTTGAATGTTATATTTCCTGGCAGTGGGATGCCCTCGTACTTGGACAGATTAGAACCCCACTGCTGTTTGATGAGAGCCGTTGCGTATTTCTTCAGCAGAGGATCATTCCACGCTTCAGAGTACTCTGCGGGATCAATAACAGCAAATCCCTCAATCAATATGTATTGGTTGACTTCAAAATCATTCCAGTTCATGTCAATGTTCAATTTGTTGTTGTATTTGTTGAAGCGAATCTGCTTCTCGGGATCAAGCAATTGCTGCAACATCTCAATGTACTGCATGGTCGACACATAGTAGTTCATGTTCATGTTGCCTGTACGGAGTCCATAAAAGTCCGTGAGTGCCATCTGATACCGAATATTGAAGATGTTGTTGACCTGTAGGTTGAAGCCCACCTGAAACACCTTGGTGACATTCACAATCTTTGGACCGTTGGGGTCAAGATTGTCCGTATTGATGTACTTGTTGGCAATGTCCTGCGCGGTGACCTGATACTTCCAGTACTGTCGCTGCATACCCAACGAAGTCCAGTCATTGAAATACTGAATAGCCTGATCAAGACGGTCTTCCACTTGGGAATCGTCCACATTGATTTCAATTACTGGCGCACCCAAGGCGCGGAGGCAGTAGTCCTTGAATTCTTGTCGGGTGGTTGGCTTCGCCATCGTGTCTCCTTTACCCCTATTTAGAAGACGGCGCGGCTAGTCGTTTTCTGCACTCAGCCTCTGCAACAGCCGTACCAATTCGCCTTCACGGTTGCAGATGCGGTCGCATTCCGCATCAGTAGACGGCAGATACAGCAGATTGTGACCGTCCGTGATGTAGTGCTTTACACCCCGCTCGTATACCCGCGTGTGAAATCCGTGTGGAGCCGAATACCTAGGCTCTAGTTTCAAAAAGTCAGAAAAACAGTATTCGTTACCGTTGATCTGTATCATTCCGTCTAGTCCATAATGAATAAGTTTCATTGGATTCACATTCATTCAAGAGGAACAACAGCCTTTGAGTCCACCACATTTTCTGGAGCAGTGTACACCTTGGTGGTCTTGGACACCGCAGAAATGGTGAACGATGGTGCATTTGTGGTGACCTGTGCAGACAGTTTCTGCACAAACGAATCACGAGTCAGCCCCTCAACTGCTCGGAGTGCAGTGAAAGTGGACGATCCCGATATTGCTGCTTTCACTCCTGCGGTGTCTTGATACGAGCGGGTGTAGTAGTTGCTGACATCCGAGTACAGAGAAGTGACTCCACGGCAAGTGAATGCGTAAGAAATACCGTCTGCGGAGAAAATGCTGTAGATTCCGTTGGTCTGCCCCGACAGTACAATGCCATCATAGAGGCTTCGCAAGTCCTCAATATTCTGCTTGGTGGGTAGGAATGTGAAGTTTCCGCCCGTGAATGCACCAGAGTACAGTTTGGGGAAGTCACCAGACGCACCGGTTGTTCCTCGCATGGCAGTGGAACCAAGCAGATACGCTTGAGTATTGTCGGCTAGTGAAGCCTTTAGGGTCTTTACATCAGACAAACTCTTCAATTGCGTGACCGATGTAGGAATCAAGCACGCGCCGCTGTCGTATCCAAACACATATCCAGCCGAAGTTCCATTGGTGTACGCAATATAACCAGTAGAAATTCCGGTGAACAGGGAAAGTCCGTGTACGGAATTCTGAATGGCATCAATGGTACCCACATACAGATTGCTTGTCCGTAGATCGGGGTCGGTAGCGGTGAACATCTGTGTGGAAATCACCTTGGAAGGACCGCTTATAGGGAACAGAGACTGTCCCTCTGGTCCGTGGAAAGTAGTGTGCCAAATGCTATATGCACCGGAGGATTGACTTTCCGTTGGAACAGTGCAGGTGGTTCCGTGTGCAATACCACGAAGAGCCGTGGACGAAGTGCCTCCACTCACAATAATATCGTCCAAATATCCCTTGAGTGGCTTGTTGCCGTAGGGACCACCACCGATGGAGAACGGAGCAGAGTTAAATCGGATATTGCCTGAAAGTCCGGTCTGCTTTGCAATGCGAGTGCCGTTCCAATAGGTGGATACACACGCGGAGTTGCCTTGATTGCTGTACGCAAACGCAAAGTGGTGCCATTGATTCAGAGAGACACCGGTCGGAGATGCATTGATAGTGTACTCAAATCCTGCCGAAGAATACGAGTTGGACGACACCATGAGCAGCATTCGTGTTGCGCTGTTGTCGTACTCTAATTGGAAGGAGTCGTTTACCGTGCCTGCGGTTCCGCTGGTGGTCTTGGCAAGCACGATGGGATCGTATGCACTTGATGGGGTAGACGACAGGTACATGAATCCCGATGCCATGAAGTACGGCAGGGAAGAGCCAGGATATGTGTAGTCAGGAATACGCAGACACGCAGCCTGTGTGTCCGTGTCCAAGTACGATCCCTTGAACTGGGCGCACTTTTGTCCCACGATGGTTCCGCTTGATACTCCTATGTTGACTACAACGGTGGGGTTGTATGCCGTAGCCGTAGCACCGCTCAGTACAAGATTGTTCACTACGGTTGGGTGCAGGCTAGACTGAAACAGGAGTTCACCGCGATTGAAATTGCCAAAAAGCAGTCCGTTGAGTTTCTGTTCTGTGGTGGGTGGTAGTGTTATGGCGGCAGCAGATGTCGCACCAGAACCATTAGAGTTGTCTCTGTAGTTTTCTGTTACGGAAACCACACCAATCGCAGAATCCAGCACATACGGAACATAATCCGAGTACACGCTAGGTTGATAGGTACGGTCATCAAATCCAGTGATGACTTGATCCACTACTCCAGTTGCTTTATTGACAAGAACAAGATTTTTTGCCATTTGAAGATTCTCGTATTTACATCAAGTCTTTGAATTTGTGTACACAATAGAATTTTTATCGGCGTGAGATATATTGAAACCCAAATAATTAAAAACAGTATTGTAAGTACTGGTAATAAAACTTGAAAGACCACTAGCGTTGTATGTAAGTCCAACATAGTTGTAGGGACCATTGGCGGTAGGAACAATTGGGCAAGTACAAAAAATACTATGAGTAGTAGCATTCCATGCAGTATTAGTATTAGTAGTGTAGGGAGTAATAATGCCAAAAAGAATTTTACGAACATTTTCTCCGCTGCTAGACCAAACTCCAGCAGTTCGTCCGGCAAGTGTTATGGGTTGATATCCGGTGATTGTCCACCAACGGTAATACTGACTTGATAGTGGCAAATTGTATTTGAATCCTCCTGCGCGAGACATTATTTTTTGAGTTGCATCTGGATTACTGTATATGTGTGAAAATTGAGATGCAGACAACGGATAGGATGGATATGCATATTGACTTATTTTGGGAATCTGCCCCAATTTAGAAAACTGTTCCACTGTATAAAAATTTAAAGCCGTACTTGAATTCCATTCTCCCGTTCCACCGTCAAACGCAGAAATGATGGCTACAGTATTTGGTTCAACAAATATGCTAGAATTTTTTGATGAACGGAACATGAAAGCATAAGCATCTGTTCTAATTGATAGCGCCCAAGATGCAACCACACCCAACGCACCAGAATTACTGCTCCACGGTGCGGCTCCAAACGGGCTGAACACACCCACAACTGACTCGTAGTAATTGTCGGTTCCGATGGGAACCACAGGGAATTCCGCTACAGAATTTGCTTCAGCAGCAACCACAACCTGTGTGTTTTGGGTGGAAGCAGTATCACTCAAATACGACTTGAAGCACTTGGCGTACACGGATCCCAAGCCAGCATACGAACCGTTTCGGACCAGTACTGCGTGATTGCCTGCGCCGTTGATCAACAAGCCGCCCACTTCTTCCGAGTTCCAATCAGATCCTGCTCTGACTGTGAAGTTCTGACTAGGAGCAGACAGGAGTTTGGAGCCGTCCGACACATACACAGCACGGTTATCCGCAGCAGTAAACAGCAGATTCTTGCGGACTTTCAGCGTGGAACCGCTGTACACGCCCACCGATGTGTCTGCGTCATCCGTTCCTGAGTGCCAACGGTAACTGCGGTACGCTGATATTGGATACGGCAGTCCTGTTACGGCTGCACCCGAAGACACACCTGTAATGGACTGCCCACCTGCGGCAGTGGTCTTGAATGCATTGTTTCCAATTTCAAATGTTCCACCTGCGCGGGTGGTTTCGTTGTCGCTGAACGCAATAAACTCTAGCGTATATCCTCCCACAGCCGGAGAAATACTATTGAAATCGCCTTCCAAAGAAAAACTCAATCCGTTGATATCACCCACACGGTATCCGTACACATTCAGCGTCTGCCAGTACGCGGGAACAGGAGTTCCGCCCGCAGAGTGCGTGGAAGTGTACTGTCCTGAATTGTATGTGACGGTTCCAGCACCTGCAATATTAGTGATATATCCAAGTGTGTATCCTGTGGCAGCACCTGTTCGCATGAATATTGCGGCAGCAGTGTAGCCGTTTTGGAAGGCTTGGTTGGAGTTCGTGGTGCTTTCGGTTCCACCCCATGACGGAGGATACATGAACGAGTAGGTATTGCCGCTTGACGCAGACGCACCAGCAAACACCGGCACACGCAGTATAAACTGAAAACGCGGCAGAGCGCGAAGCGAATTTATCACTGCGCTGCGTACTGTCACAGCAGAATTGTCTGTTGCCACAATTGCCTGTCGTGCCGCTTGGATGAAACACCCCTGCTCGGTTGTGTAAGTTCGTGATGTGGGGCTTTGCCGATCCGACTCGTATCCAATTTGAACAGTGGACGCATGGGAGTGGATTCCGTACCGAACATTCACTGCATTCAGCACGGGTGTGTTGTCGGGATTGCCTAATTTGGCGTAAGTGGTGTACGCTCCTGCTGCGTGTGCATCGCCTGTGGTGTACGCAGTTTCCACCGAAGATTCCATGTAGGTGGTGATCTTTGAATTGAGCGCACAAATACCAAACTCTGCGTGATACACGCCCAAGTGACGAATACCCACAGTGGCGTTTTCAGTCCGAAGCAGTGCAGTACCCCAATAACCGGCAGATAGTCCAGGAGAAAACTCTTCGCTGGGATACAGTGCATTCAGGGCTTTGGTCTTGTTTGCGTTGGCATTGGGCACGGCAAAATCGCTTGGTACAAGCATGAAATTGCGAATGGCTTTAATGGTTCCGCCCGCAACCGTGAACAGTGGCTTTGTGCTTGTGCTGCTTCTCTGTATGACAACAGGATAACTGGTCACCAAGTGCGGCTGATCGGTAATTTCAGCGTCACCAGCGACCTTTGCAGGATAGGTTCCGGGAGAATATTGATTTTTACCGTAGTAGCCGTTGGGCTTGCTGTACTGATTCTCAGGGTAGTTATTGTCTATGCCGTGCCACGGAATGGTGTTGCCAATTCCGTTGCTGACCGCGCCCTTGGTGTACGGAGAGAATGCGGGAACACGCGGATCAATGTTCGTGTTCTTGAAGAA